GAATCGAAAAGATAGGGAAAGGCCACATCACTTAGAGGAATGCAGTCCGTGTCAAGAAAGATGATGATATCCGTCTCGCACATCTGTACGCATCTACTCATCCCTATGGCATGGGGCTCGCCACCGAAGGGTTGGAAGAATTGAGTAAAATCCCACCCCTCGGGCAGAAACTTTCGCACAATATGATCTTGTTGACGAAGAACTTCTTCTCCCATGTTACCGTTGTGAATGGAAAATACACTAGCCAATATCTGCTTCATATGCCTCCCACATCCATCGCGGATCGTACAACAACGAAGCATCCCGTCTGAGCAGAGCCTCGGGTGACGAATGCCTAGAAAGATGACAAGAAATTATATCGTTGGTTTTGAGAACGGGTTCTTGATTGTAGTGCCACGTCTGGCCCATAGAATATCGGGGGTCGTTTACCGCTTCTATTCCCACGCTAGCCATGAATTCTCCAATCCATGCATCATCTGCATGCGGACAAGAAAATTGGGCGGATTGGTCTCCTGTTAAAAGTAATCCGGCTTGGGTCGAAAGCCAAAATCCTGCGCCATGTTGACAGAAACGAATATCACTGGATAACAATGGCAACTGCCCGATGTAGTCGGCTCTCTCAAACTGAGAATTGAGTAGTCTAGACGTGCTTACATACGTATCCGTGCATGCATTGAAAAAATGAGTATATCCGGCATCTAACGCCCATCGGACGGACGCCTGTACTTTAGCAGTCAAACCCGCAGTGTTGTCATCCGCGTCTACCGCTATTTCATCTTCGTGTTGTACGGTAGCCCCTCGTCCAAGAAAGAATTTGTACGGGATTAGACTCGTGCGCGCCCATGTATTTCGGATGGCATCGTTACAACCTTTCACCATGTCACGCTGACAAGAAAGGATCAGAATAACGGGGCGCATGGTGCATATCCTATGTCCTGTTGGTAGGCTTCAAACATCCATGCAACATTATATTGTCCAGTTTTACGAGATAGATGACAGGAAATATTTTCGTTGGTGGGCAGGACCGGGGGTTCGTGAAAATCGTAACTTTCTCCCATTGAATATCGGGAGTCTTCTGTTAGAACTATCCCTTCCTGCCGCAGAGTCTTTTGAACCCAATCATCCTCATTTTGGCCTATGCCTGGATCGTTTGGAGTAGGAGTGATATCCGCGTTCGCTACAATGTGACCTGCACGCTCCGATAGCCAGTAACCTGATCCACCGCTCGCGGCGTTCCCGGCAAATTTCGGTCCTCCTGCCCATCCAATATAGTCCGCGCGCTCGAAATCCGAGTGCAGCAAACGATATGTGTTAATATAGGCATCTCGTTCCGCACAAAAGAAGTTCGTGTATCCTTCACGAATGGCCCATCGGATGGTATCTCGACGTTTGAAAGTTTGAGACTTGCGGTCGTCAATCGCATCTACCACCACTTCATCATCGTGTGTGGAGACGTTATGGATACCATAATCAGGATTGAAGGACCCAAGAAAGAATTTGTACGGTATGGAACTATTAGCTCCCCACGTCTTTCGAATCGCATCATGGGTGCGGATATCCACGCAACAGGAAATAAGCAAAATCACAGGCTTGCTCATGAATTTAGATTTCCCCAATCCCTGCCTTCATTGGCAATCATTTGAGCAGACAGGCGTTCATATCGCCGCGAGTTTTCATGATAGATGGGCAACTCTGCATCTGTTCTACCCTGTGGATGCCACTGATGGTATATTTCCACGTCAAACATACGTCGAGACTCCATTATCCCATTATTCCATCGCACAAGTCGTTCCCGAAAATTGCAGTCATCCCCGCCGTATCCGATCCACGATTCTTCAATACCACCCATGACTACTACAACATCTCTACGAATGGCTTGCCCGCGATAATTCCAAAAAGTCGGAATTCCGTTAGCGTCTTTGAACTCTATACCGGGATTTTGTCCATTGCGGTCAAGATGTTTCACCACGGCGTAGGTAGTTACATTGGGGTTCTCTTCGACCGGGCGCACCAGATTTTCTATATCAGTGGGTTTAGTGAACATGCAGGCGTCGTCATGAATGAGCAGGATTTTGCCGGTCGCTATCTTAATGGCGCAGTTCAAAGGGATCGCTTGGTTTGAATACACCAACTTGGGACGATTTACCCGCCGATAGTGTTCAATATGGAGAGCCGTCTTCCATTTCTCACATACTGCAAATGTAGCACCCCCGTCATCGTCCCCGTCTTCTACCACAACAATCTGATCCGGTTTTCGTGTCTGGTTGACAATGGAAAAAAGAGTCTTTTCCAAATACGGAGCATGATGGTATGTAGCTAAAACAAGCGAGACTTTAGACATTGGTTCTCAAATCCGTGATACTCAGAATTCCGGGCGATGTATCTACCGCCTGACTGAAAAACTGACTTCGATTGCCTGTTGCAACGTTTCCTGAGATTACTTTTGCAATAGGATAGCATCCAAATGGAAGGCTTGAACCAGATTGAATCTGCCCGCCGCTTGTTACCCAAAAATATGTTGTGGCATTGGCGGGCACAGAAAACTCTCCGCCCAGATACAGCACAGTATTTATCTCTCCGGGCGCGATATAGATACCAAGGCCCGCGTTTTGCTGGCCATATAGCCAATTGGGGGAGAATCCGAAAATGTTGTCAGCCATTGTTTATTTTACCATTCAGCAGGATCACGAATACCTGTAACAGAATCAACTCGTGCATTCATGTGATAGAATCGCCGCGCATTGGGTTCAGGGTAATAAATAGAGATTCGAAAAGTTTCCCATGGCGTGTTCGCCACTGGGCCATACATGCCTATCTCAATCATCTTGCGTTCGGTGGGTTGAAAATGTCTTGATAGAATTTCACGATAGAAGTTTGCGGAGCCCATGTTCGGCCATTGCGAGTATTGTGTTGTCTTAATGAAAGTAGAATTACCCTGTGTCAAACGGCCATGCATGAGGTGTTCGTGCTCATGCCAAATCTTCTCCCATAGATAGAAACGAACCATGTTCACTTTATTGTATGTGATGACATCCGCGATGTCTTGCCATGCAAAAGCACAGTCTTCAGGATGAATGCTTCCGTCATCTCGGGGATTCTGAATCGTGGGCAGATATGTATCGTGTTCAATGAACAATACAAGAGGCGTGGTAATCTTTTTCAAAGTCTCTCGCAACATCCACGCCTGCTGAGTCGGCTGATCGAAAACAGCCATTTCTATACGACCATATTCGAGAAGTCTTTTGCTGAGTTGATTTTTGTATTCTTCGTACTGTGCTCTACGGTGTTCCACCTGCGGACGCACGCCATCTGCCATCACAATAATTCGGGATTCCGGCAAATGGAATCGGATAGATTGAATGGTCTTCTCGATGATGGTGGTAGATGGATGTGAAGGCACGGGTGAAGTAGGAATCACACAAGTAACAATATCATCGATCATTGGCCTCTCCTCAACGCCGCCATATCTTGAGACAACCAACCATGCATTGCCTTTTTGTAATCCTTCCACCATGCCATCGCGGTATCTCGGTTCGCGGGCCATTTAGCCAGTTCCTGCCTCATCACTTCTGGCAATGTTTTCCAATCACGGACAATCGGAAATGGAGGAGTGCATTTCAATACGTAGTCCCAAAATCCGTCAGGAAATCCGGGGCGCGGACAAGTTGCGTCGATGATCGGAAGGCATCCCGCTTCCAGTGCTTCGGCCATTCTGATAGTATCAGGAGTGACAGGACCAGACGGACAAGGAATGATCTTGGCGCTGGCCATGGTGCGAAAGTACTCCGCGCGTTCCAATCCCTGCCAGAATCCCTTGGTCTCTATCAATCTGCCGTTGGGCATGTCTCGAAGCACGGATGCGCAAACGGTGCGACGAACGTGGGTAATCTGTCCCGAAAAGAACCAATCCAGCGGTCGATCCACTAATGTGGCATCGTAGTTGGCTAGATGCATTTGGGTGTCGTGCGGATAACCGCAAATCAGGAAACGGGAAGCAAACCAATGCTTGCCCGGAATCGGCATCTGCTGCCAGATTTTTCGATTGGTTTGAACCAAGGATTGAGTTGGAAAATAGGCCCCGTCATCACAGAAAACAACCACGATAGCACGTTGAAAACGATTCAAATCCGATTGTATCTGATTCACTTGACCAATCAAATGCTCGCCATGAATGACTACCACCGCTTCTGTTGCGTCTGCGGGGCAATCAGCCATCCCACTGCAATGAACCAGAGACATAATGCCTGCGGTAGAGGTAGGATGCAGAAGTTCATAGTCTGCGGTACCGTCGAAAGCTTCATTTAACAAAGTAGCGTCAGCGTATCGGCTTCTTTTTTCGAGTCCGAGGACCCCTTCATACCAAATGATTGGGATTTGGTTAGATGGCATCAACCAACTCCATAAAAGTATTACGAAAGAACTCTCTGTTATCAAGAAAAGCTTGTCTGGCGGGAATACTTCTTGCCGCAATAGCGTCTGGACGATCCATGATGCTTACCGCTTTTCGGACAGAGTTGAGTACTGATTGGGGGGTTACATGATTCAGTTGAGCTAATGCCCGGGGCACACATTGGACAACAGGCATAAGACATTCGCGCATGATGCCGCCATACGTGTTCATTGGCGGGGCGTCTGTGGTCAATACGAGCCCTCCGCATCCCAGCGCCTCATGGATCACATGCCCGAAGCCTTCATACATGGACGGGATCACATGAAACTGGTGACTGTTTATCAGTTGGATGATTTCATCGTCCGTCGCGTGAGGGATGTGGGTAACATTGTTGTCAGGAAATGGATTTTTCGGATCAAACTGATTATTGAAAATCGGGGCACGGGCAATCACAGTCAGAGGTGGGAGCGGAGTCCCATGAACAATGCGGGCCATTCGCCATGCATCAAGAACGGCATTCGTGTTTTTGTATTCTGACTTACCTGCAACATGAAGAAACTTTGATTCGCGCGGAATTTCAGGGTGGCAAATATCGCGGGCTTCGAAACTGGTATAGACACACTTGGCCGAATCAACCTTTCGGCACCAGATATCGTAACAATCTTTTGTCTTGCAGATGATTTTGCTGAACTGCGGAAGGAAACGGTCATTAAGCGGATTCCACCATTCACTGTTTGGAACCAACCAATGCTCTCGGGAGAGAGAAAGAACGCGAGGAGAAACAACTTCAAAAGATATCGTGAGATCGCTGGAATGGAGTTCACAGGACATATCCGTATAGTGAACGCCCATCACATAGTGGCCTTGAGACATAAGTAAATCGCGGAGCAGTAAATACTCTCTTTCGAGTCCCGCGCCACAAAGGCTGGTCACCACAGTGATATCTTTTTTCATCATCTCCTCAAAATAAAAAAGGCCGCTTCCTCTTGCGGCCTTGATTTTCTTTACATCCCCAAACGAGAATGCTCGCGGGCGCGACCCATATTCTTGATCGAAGTTCCGTCTCGACGGAGTAGGTCTCGATCTGCTGGATTGCGGGCGTCAAACTGAGAGAAACAAGTGCCGCAAACACCCAAGATGATTCCGTTGGAGTGTTCTTGCCACTTAATGTTCAATTTGTCGCCAAACGAAACAAAGCCGTTGCTGTCCTGAGTGGTTCGCGTATGCGGACACTGTCTCTTGGTTTCAGCACGCTGGCGCATGGTGAGGTCCACCGACTTGCGCTTCTCTTCCAAAGCCCGCTGCTTTTCTTCCAATACAGCCGGATCAATGTAAGGCTTGCGTGATTCCAAAAGAGCATCAGCCAACAGTTTGTTGGACTTGGCCTGTTCCTTCTGAGCATCGATCAACATCTTGAAAAGCTGATCGTTTGTGAGACCGGCGGGTACCGTTACCTTAGTGATATTAGGTGTATCTTTTTCTTCTGACATATACTTCTCCTTATCTCACCTTTCCGTGTGAGCGCGGTTGGTTTGAACTGTGGTGCTTCGCTCAGTTCAGTAACATTCGTTTAAGTCCATGCAATAGGATTAACTTGCTTACCATTGCGGAACTCCCAAAGTTGTCTGCGATACTCTGAAGCCGTGGCTCCGTTTGTCGGATATCCAAATGCACGTAATGCCTGTTCTTCAGTGATGATCTTCAACGGCAATCCAGTCCCATCTGCTACAACGCCGTTGGATTTCAGAATCCATTTGCCGGTGCCGTCTTTGCGGATAATGACGTTCAGCAGGAAGGTGCGCCAGCCGTTAATTTTGCCCTTGGGCACGCCGTCAGCATCCACGATATCAATTGTATATTCGGGATTAAGATGGCTTTGAATCCAGCCCAAATACTCCCAGCCCGGATGAAACCCGTCTTCGTAGGTGCGCACAACGGGAGAAAATAAAGAAAGCGTTTTTCGAACGCGGCCATCGGCGCAACGCAGTTGCGGCAAGATGGTGCGAAGATGACGAATCACATCATGGCCAGACAACACGCGCCCCATGCGCGCCTTGGTATCCAGAAATTCCTGCCAATTCTCTTTGCGGCCTTTGTGCTGGCGGATACGTGTCAGTTCTTCTTGCTTCGCGCAAACAGCTTCGTCAGCAGACAACATGGTCTTGCGCAACTTGTCAGTGTCGTTGCGCGTCAAACCCATCTCTTCAAGCAGGGCTTCTTCTTTATTATGCCATGCTACATCTTCATCAGTAATTGTTTTGACAAAGTCATCAGACATTATTTACACTCCCCGCCGACCGGAAGTTCTGCAAGAAATTGTTCCTTAGTTAAATTAAAATCGCTACGATAAACAGCACAAAGTAATCCAATATCGTCCGCAAATATAAAAGATGTTTTTAGCTCCGATAAAGGAATATATGAGCGCCGTACAATTGCTCTTTGTCCATCATTTTCTAAAACTATATTCATTTTTTATCTCCTCTGAGACAATGCCGAGAGACAGCGGGAAGAGGCCACTATCTCCCCGTTTCGATTTTACTCGCGGATCAGGCGAGGCTATTATTAAAAACTAAACTGGTTTTACAATTTCAATAGTCGCACCATGCTCGTTTTCAATATATGCCTTCTCATAAAAATCGACTTCAGCCGCCCACCCTTTAGGTCGGGGTCTTTTTATACTAGAGAGATAAAACACCTCATTCTTTTCTCCCTGTTCGACTGAAATTTCAATTACATCCCATAATCTGTCTTTCGGATTGTCCGCAATTCCTTCGTTTGGACCTGCCGCATAGACGTTTATCTTTGTACCTTCAACTACTGTGACTTTTCCGTCTGTATATAGTTTTACTGTCAACATTATCTTCTTCTCCTTTTTCTTCTTACAACGCCAAGGGATAGCGGGAGGAGGCCACTATCCCTTTGACGAAGTTTTGTTGGCCTGCGGGACCAACGCCGGGCGGCTTCTTGTATACCCCTGCCTGACTGGGGGTTCCGAGTAAACGTTCTCGGTAACGGCTCGTTTATGTAAACGGGCAAACTCGGTAAATTTTAGTCCACATACCGTGTGGAGCAAGGATTGTTTCGTTACTCCGAAACTTGAGTTATTATCGGCTTAGGCTGTTGCTGTTTCCGACAAAATACGTCGGAAGGGCAGGAACGTGCCAGCGGCGGCAGGACGGGGAGTTACGACGAACTTAACAGGATTGTTACCCCAAATAACTTGGGGGATTGTGCATTTCTGACAATCTCACACAGTTGGATTCCTGTGTGCTCGGACTATTGCATCACCCCGAAGGGTGTCTTCTCGCTTAGTCTCTCACGGTGCTTTCGCTTCCGCCTCGTTGCCATTTCAGGGTTCGAGTCAATTAGAGAAGATTCTCATTCGCGGATTTCGCCACGATGAACCAATTTTACTTAGTTGTAACTAACCGCTCCACCTATTTCTCCGCCCGGGTCAAATGCACTCGGTGCGAATTCATAGATGTTTGCCTTGAAGTTGGATTCGTCCTTAATTTGTTATTCTTCGCAATCCGTCAACTAGCTTCTCTAGCTCTTCTAAAGAAGCATCCCGTTTCAAAACGTTGGCGCGTTGCGAGATGACCATCACATTTTCTTTGATATACCCTTTTTCAGGAATTCTTCGGTCAAGAGCAGGTGAATCGTCTTTGTGACGACCTGTTGCCACTTGTAAACGAATTCCCAAAAGCGGACATACCTCTGGAATAGTGATGTCATCAGGTGTGAGATCGAAAGGAAGACCAAGCATCTTGGCACGGTGACGAGCCCGGCGAACCATATAAATCTTGTAACGGTCCCAGTCGGAAGAAACGCCCTTCCACCATTCTTTTCGATAATCTGATTTCGCTTTACGTAGTTCTGCATTCTCGGCATACTTCTCCCGAGCATGCTCCAGTATCTTGGCCCGATTGCGGGCATAATACTGACGAGCGTATTGCCGCTCTTGTTCTACTGTTGCAAAACCCATGTCTCACCCCTAACTCTGCATGTTACCATGCAGAACGGACTATATCATAACACCCAAACATTATACCACAAATTCTGTAGTTTGTCAAGATGTTTCTCGCGTGTAGTCTCTACGGACTCTCTGCTTGCGCAGGTTGCCTCGGGATTGGCCTGAGGGGTATCAGGTGTTTCCCCGATATAGCGAGATTTTACGTACCCTGTGCCGTAACTTCATGAAACGGCAATGGTTAAGGAACGTCTTCAAAACCACCAAGAGCGATAGCGAACATCGTCTCGTCAGCAGTAATGTAGGTTTCCCAAGAAGACTTACCAGATGCGGGCAAGTTGGCAACCAACGGAACGTTGGTGCTCATAACGAAATCGATACCCGCTACCGGGATGATTTCATTATCTTCTGCGAGGCCAGCTTCAATCCACTTCTGTCCTTCACGGGTGTACTTCTCGGTGTCGAGAACGCCGTTGTGAGTCAGGTCGTTAGCAACATCGTTAAGTATATAAGGTAATTTTTGTTTAGGATTTCTGCGTCACCGCAGGATCACTCTGCATGTCACCATGCAGTTCAGACTCTATCTTCATTCCATAAAATGGAGTGTTAAGCGTATTAGTCGTTGGGGATTCTTCGATTAGATGGCCGTGGTTCAGTGCTGATATTTTTTCTGCCAGCACCGCGCGCTTTTCTTGATTCCAACCAGTTCCCAATCTAACCCACTCAAGAGCGAGTTTAGCTTGTTCCTGCTTGATAATCATATACGGGATAACACCTAACAAAAACTTCTCTTTGTTTTTGCTGCCAGACAATTTCCACTGATATAAAAGTTTGGCCCGCAAAGAAGAAAAACCTCGTCCTTTGCGGTTGCTAACATCAGTCTGAAATCGTCCACCAAAGTTGTGCAGTAGCCATTTGATGAGACGGAAATCTGTATTGCTAATTTTGATTCCCAATTCAAATCGCTCACCCGAACATCCGTCTGAGCGTTGACCACGGACAACGTAGATGCTTCCTTCACCATCTAAAATTCCGGCCACATACGGCCATGCGTTGTGATCCATCGAAGTCTTTCCTCCGTCTTGTCTTATTTCACTAAACATTGTATCACATATCTGATACTTTGTCAAGCTAAATGTAAGATATTAACGGATATAGCTTAATTTTGCATGCACCCTTGTTGATGCATGATTCCACGCATTCTTCCACCGGCAAAAGGTCGTCCGTTCTTTCCGCGAATTGTAGCCACAGCCGTGTTAAGAACCGCACGGGTCACGTAGCTACCATCAGAAAGCTGAACGCTTGCAGTTGGGTCCGTAGAAACAGCAGCATCAAAGCCTTGCTGAATCAACGTATCAACCACGAGAGCGCCTCGATACCCAAGCATTTCGCTGAGTTGTTCGAGAGGCTTTCCAATATCCACAGCAAGAGCAAAGTCAGAAACGTTGACGTAATCAACGTACTGACCTAGCACTGCTTGGATGCTCGCTTCAGTTGGCACGATTGGTGTGCCCACGGTGCCTTCTACGGCAGTCGGGGGCGGGGTATTGATGGGTCCACCACCAATATCAATCGCGTTTGCTGAAACGTTCGCAGTAAACGGAGCCAAGTTATACGTGTAAATTTGTGTCGTGCGACCTGCGTTCTTCGGAATCTGACGTTCTGCGGTCAGCCCTTGGAACCCAAGATGCGCGAACAAAGCACGTACTGCCAAACGATCATAAAAGACCGCTTGGGTGCTTGGCAAAGTTGAGCCGATAACAAATGAAGCCTGTGAATTACTAGGCATATTTGTTACCTCAATTTTTTACATTAGAACACTAGGACTCCAATTCATATTAGAGACTAGCGGCAGAAACCTCTGCTATGGTATGCCGAACAAATGTTTACTTCCCACTATTGTCCCAATCAATCCGATTAGAACTGTCGAGCCTTTCGACGTTCGGCAAGCGTATTTTGATACGCTCGTCGGAGGTCGTCGCTAGGCGGTTTTCCGATAGGAGAAGATTTACGAAGTTCCGCGACTGAGGGTTCGCTCGGCTTGTTAGCTTCCTCTGTGGCCGTTTCTAGTTCGGTGTTAGCCGCGCTAGAATGACCGGGCTGCAAGCCAGTCGTCCCCCTCTTGCGTACCTGCGGTGCAGGGGTAGCCGGAACCACTGGTGCGGGTGCAACAGGGGTTACAGGCACTACCGCCGCCACAGAATCCTCTGTGCGCGGTGCAGGGCTAGGTACGGACGGTGCTACAACTGTTGGTTTTGGAGTTGGTCTGATATCAAGCTCTTCGCTTTCCATCAGTTCTTCAAAAGCAAATTCGATGTTTCTTAGCGTGAAAGGTAAACCACGCTTGTTCAAAAACTTTTGAATCTTGACAGAATTGTCCTCATTCGGCCAATACTCGGGGTGCAACTCTTTGAACACGTTGCCTTCATTCGTGGCAATCGTATCAAGAATTCCCATCTGCGCTTCTTTTGGAAGAGCATCATACGCTTCTTGCGTCAGATAGTCGGGCAAGGTATAGACCTTATCCAATTCGGTGCCATATTTCTCGCGTCGTATAGCTTCACGAACACGAAGGGTCGCATTGGCCTTGCCTTCGAGCAACTTCAAATTCAGAGCATTACGTGACGGAGCAGTAAAGCGTTCAATACCTGCACCGTTCTTGTACGTGATCTCGCCAATCCATTCACCGTCTTCCTGTTTGATTTCCAGAATGAATTTGGCGTTTTCAATTCGCTCGGGTTGTTCTACAGGAATCGGTGACACAACTACGGGAGCCACCACAGGAGCAGTAACGGGTTCTTCTACAACCACCGCTGTTGGTTCTGGTTGAACAACTGGTTCAATAGGCTCATCGGCAATAAACTCAACGCGAATCTTCTGGTGCTTGATTTGTGCTTGACTGTGAATCGTTCTGATTTCAGCATCTAGCTTTTGCGGCGTCTCGGCGGAGATGATAGTACTTTCTCCGTCCGTTCCATCTTCGGTAACAACAGTCAGCTTAGCGGATGTGGCAACTTCTCTCTTCGGGACAGGTTGTCGTACCGGAGCCGATACAGTTGGCTGAACAACTGGTTGTGCTGGTGTTGGATTCACTGCCGCGTTCTTGCGTACTTCTTTCAGAATCCCTTTCGGTGCTTCGCCTGCTTCCAACATTCTCTTGCGGGCTTCCTCAACGGAAATGCCTTTGTCCGTGAACTTCAAAACCTTCTCTACTGGTATTCCTGTTCCCATTGTGATTCTCCTTTATTTTGGCCAATCCCGGCCAATCAGGTCTATTTTTACTACTGTGATACTTTGTGCAAAAGCGGTCTTGGTACGGTGGCGGCTTCGTTTATTGTGTTATTGCAATAGTCTAAAACTATCCGTAAGTCTCGATGATCTTGCCACGCTTTATCTTTTTTATCCTTATCCGTGCAGGCAAGCAAAATATCGGCCTTCTGTTGAATTTTCTCCTTGAGATCGCTGATAAACAGCAAATGATCTGGATTATTTCGTAGATGCCCTATCCTCCGCGCTTTGTCGTATATGGTTTGCGCGGTGTCGTAATTTTCTTGAGAAGTTTCATATTCCACGCGGGGAATGTCTCGCCGCAGCAACGGATCATCGTCGGACACATCTATAACGAATCCGTCTGTAGTCATAACTTGAGCCATTACGTTCCTCCGAGCCCTTCGAATCCTGATACAATGCCCGGAGTTTCTTCGCGTTCCGAGGCTCGCTCCACAGCTTTCGTGGCGATAATTTGTCCGGTATCTGCCTGACCCTTGGCATCAATCTCAGTAAGTTTTTGCTGATGCTCTTGAGCAGACAGGTCCTTATTTTGGGCGTGCATCTGAGCCAAGCGCGCACGAGTTGCTTGGGCATCCAACATCTTCGGATTCATCTGCGCAGCACGTTGCTGATCTTGCTGAGTCATCGGGATAATGATGTCTTCTGGTGTCTTCCAACCTGAGACTTCTTCCCAACGACGGCTATACTCAACCCAGTTGACCTTCATTTGAGCAGATGCCAATCCTTGCTGAACAGCCGGGGCTTCCAGCATCTGACCAAGCAATGGCAAAGACTGGCCCATCTTCTGTTTAGCTGCGATGTTTGAACCGGCCAACAAAGTAAATTCAATATCGTCATTGTTGCACATGTCGAGCGTAAGATCGCCGTCATGATTCTGTTCCATGGATGTCCACAACGTCTTTCCCACGATCTTGCGTATAACGGCAGGATCAAGCCACATCCTGTCCATTTTCAGGAAAGAATAGAGAAGCGGAAGCAAGCACTGGTCACACACTATATCCACAAAACTTTGTACGCGGGCGCTTGATGCTCCTGCCACGGCTCCCGCACCTGTACCAGAGCGCATACCTGTACTGCGTACACCACCCGGCATAGCACCTTGAATCAACAGTTCATTCGCGCCCGTTGTCTTCTCGGCATCAGCCATAAGAACTTCTTCTTCCTGATATGCTTCAGACAAAACGGGTTGCTTCTCAATGGCTTTCAAACTGTCCATGTCATCGACTTTGAATACCGCGCCCGGGTATTGCTTGATGGGTTGAGCGGCAATATTGGAACCTTTGCGAGCCATCCACATGTTTTGAAGGTTCATGTGAACGTCATCCAAACGCAGGTTACGCAAACCTTGAATGTGTGTCTGGATTCCACCAATACGACGTGGAATACCAAAGGCGTAGAATGTGCCCGGTAGATCGTCCCAATAACAAGAAACAAACGGGATGACGCCTAGCGGGTTGCCTTCATTACGAATTACTTTTTTGCGCTGCAGAACCACGATGACGTGGTCCTTTGTCCAGTGCTCAAGAACTTCCAGCTTGTGTTCCAGCGGGTCTTCAGACTCATCAAGATAGCGCGGAAGCGGGCGATGCCCCTGTGTCGGGTACGCCGTGCCTTCATTCTCCAAACCTGAACTCGGTGCTTGTTCGGCAGGAGGTGCTGCCAAAGCCTTCAAAGTCTTCTCGTCGGGAATATCGTAACCTTCAAAATCCCGAAGTTTGTTCAAATCGCGGATCGTCAAATAGTCACGGTACACAACAAAGTCAGCCGCACGAATATCAGGTTCACGAAGACCCGGACTAACCAAAAGATGGTTGATTTCGATGCGCTTAAAGAATGGTTGACTAACGCGGTCGGTTACATCGTACTCTTCCAATTCATCGGATTCTGCAGTATGCAGAAAGGTAGACTTGCCGCCCGGAACGGAAGACGGAATTTCCTTCGGCATAGCCGCGCGCTTGTAGACCGTGCGCTTACGATCAAAGGTTTCCCATCCAAACTTACCCAATCCCGTGCCAAAAATTTCAGCGTCTTTTACTATTAGACGCATTTGAGCTTTCACATTCGCCTGACGCAATTGATATGACAGAACCGATTCCCAACCACGCGATACTTGTCGAGGTGTGCCTTCAGTCGGCTGAATGGCAAACGGAGTCATCTCTGGAAAGATAGCGGGCATAGCCTGATCCAGAATTGCCCGAACGTGCTGAGCGATTAGAGGGAAAGAATTACTTGAGCGCGGAACCAAAGTATCGCGCCAATAAGTCTGACGAACCGGAGCTTCGTACAAGCTCTTGGCAACACGCCATTCGCTCATCCATAAACGCGCCATCACGAACTTCTCGGCTCGCTGGGTATCCTGAATGACTAAGGAAAGTGCAGATTCATCAGTTTTTACTGCACCACTATCCAAACTGAAATCATCTATTCTTTGATTTAGCGGGGCGGCGGTAGTATTTGGCTGGGGTAACTGCATTCCGTTTCCTTATCCTCGATATAGACTTGCAACATTAGTTGAATTCACCGCATCAATATCCGTGCTTTCACCTTCTCCTGCATGCGAGTCCGGTGCTTCGGGCGGAAGTTCAGGCTCCCATGTGAGAATGGGCCCGCTAGGTTTCAAACTCTCAATGGTCTTAGGAAAGATCAGCGGGCGATAGTATTGCCAAGCCTGCGCGATGCAATCAGGAGCATCGTCTTTACGGCGCTTGGCATCAAGCGTCCATTTTTCAAATTGAGAGCGGACATCATCAATGAACCCGACATTGGAGTTGATAAAGACATGTCCGTCTTTCATGGCCGATGCCAATACCGCGATACGGACATTCTTTGCATTCAATTCGTTGTTCGGTAATTCCCATGTGATAGACTTGAACGGTTTATCGTTTGGCTTGGCAGTTCTTCGTACAGCTTCATTGATCTGATCTTCCAGCCAACGGACGCCCATGGCGTCTTCGATGCTATGGCCGACAATGGGCCCGAAATATTCCGCTGTCCGATACAACTGAACGATGGCGTTTGAAACATCAGTACCATTGTTGTAGTGTGCCAGAACAACCTGCACAACCCACATTCTCATCGTGCTGTTCTGAAATACCGCGATAATGCCACAGGAATAATCTGATTCACTTTTCTTGCGTCGGCCAGTAAATGCAGATGCTAAATCCCAGTGAACAACAACTGAACGGTCATGCATGGGAATTTGCAGAAGATCGTTTGGAGATGTGATCTGTCTCTTCAGAATTGCTTCTGTGAATGACTTTGGCGTCTCGTCCAAAGACGCATCAAGCAAATATTGCTTGTAGAAATCAGAACGATTCCGGCGATAGCGTTTGAATAAGAAGTTTGCATTCAGCTTCTCAGGCCAAGTAAGATCGACATCATCAGGAGTAAGTTGGCCGTTCTTCTCTCTCTTTATCCGTTCTTCTATTTCTTTTGGCGTTCCATCTTTACGGAGCGTCCATGCGGGCAAAACAAAATAAGAAACTGTCTCACGTCCAGATTTCTCTTTGTCTTCCGCGCCTTTTCGACAGATGTAAGCGGGTAAATCTTCTTCATGCCATTTGGTGCCCAAAAACATCCGATATCCGCCCGGCTCAACTAGCTCGTCAGTATCATCGTATGTGCCGTGGGTTTTTTCGCAATTCTCTAAATTGGACGAATTGATTTCGTTTGTCGCGTCGTCCAAAAACACAAGTTCATAGTGGCCTCCAGCTTTTACAGACTCAAAGCTGGCAAGGGAGATGGTTGGGTCTCGAAGGTCTAGTTCAGGGTTTCGCTTTGGAGTTGTGAACTCTTCAAGTTTGATATCTGATTCTTCAATCGCCCATTCAGGAAACAAATGCCGAATAACTTGATTGGAAAAGAATGGCTTTCGAGCCATTGCAAGGATGCTCTTAGCTTTATCAATTTTTCCTGACATGATGAGAATACGAATGTCAGGAGAACACAAAATAACTTGAGTTAGAAAGGCCGCTCCAATTGTAGATTTGAGCATGCCTCGGGAAGCCAATACTACAAACTCATCCCGTTCATCCCATTCAGAAGAATCTTTGTGAGGATCAGGCTGAAGGAACGAGTCAATAATTTTTCCATGAACCTTTTCCAGAAGTGTTGGAAACTTCTTGGAGTTTGCAGGACGCAAAACGCAGTTAACCAGAAAACGCAAATCAGTCTGGATTCGAATTTTCACGTTGTCTTGTTCTTCCTTAGACAACTTCTGCACATCGGGCAGTGTCAATCGGAAGTTCAAGTCACCGAGATTTGAGATGCCCACGGTTATGCTTTCTTTTCTGCGATACCCTTTTCCGCTTTCTTGGAATCGTGTTTTTCGCCTTTGACTGGCGTGTTGCCGCCGCCCTGTCGAGTTTGCTGTCGTGCAACAAATACCTTGCGATACTCGGAATTGCGGCCCTTGGATTTGTCTGCTGGAATTATTGTTTCACCCGCATGCGCGATAATTGGGACTGCTTCGCCTTTTTTACCCGGAACTTTTCCGCCGTGCTTGAAACTCATGGTGCCTTGAGCCGCAAGTTGTTGCATTCGGGCAGGAGTGAGTTTACCTGCGGCCTCGGCAGTTCCTTGCGCCGCTGCAAATTTTTGCTTTGCTTCGGGAGTTGCAAGACCGCCTGACTTTTCAAGGGCTGACATGGTTTTACCACGGGTTTGAGAAAGTGCAGCTTTTTCTTGCTCGGTGGGTTGATTCGGCATGACTATACTCCCGGCTGCGGTGCGGTTGCAGCGGGTTGCGGCTCTGCAGGCTCAGCCTCCGCTTCACCTTCATTGGGCTCGCCAACATGCTCTTCAAGTCCATCGTGGACTCCATCAAGATCGGGCTTGGCATAGCTGACTTCTTCGCCGCCGCCCATTGGAGTATGACGCACGGTATGACCCGTTGACTTACCCTTTTCATCGTAATGGTGTTCAATATGGGTATGTTTGTGCTTCGGTCGGGACTTCTTGGGTTTTGATTCCGACTTCGGGGCGGATTTCTCCGTCTTATCTTTGGCGAGGACATCCCCGACTTTTACTGTTTTAGGCTTATCTGCCATTTTTATTTACCGTTCTTTCTAAGATATTCTACTGCGGCCAATAAAATACTCTCATTATCTTTTGCATGACCCAACAAGAAATTACACGTAGAACAAAGAATTCCACGAATAACAATCTCGCCTGTTGTAACTTCTGCAAAATGATCGTGGTCAACACACCATTTTTTGGCATCTGGAATGCCGCAAATAGCACAACACCTGTTTTGAGATGCTAAAATGCGCTCTTTTTCTTCCAAACTTATGCCATATAATTTCTTATACGCATATCGTCTTTGATAGAGTGGGTCTTTCATAAGGCGGTCCTTATGATACCGCTTGTCGTAAACTTTCTTCTCTTCGACATGCGCCGCCTTCCACTCTTTAGACTTTTTAGAAGCATACACAGGATGAGCAGATTGCCACTTTTTATTATAAATGGCCTTCTCTTCCTTTGTCATTCAGCTTACCAGCGGCGTGATGCTGGTATAGTTGAAGCCTTGGACTGGTCATGCGATTCACCAGTTGCAGGCATGTTACCATCGCCATCTTGACGGGTAGGCTGATCTGGACCAATACCGCTACCAAAACGGCTAGCGGCGCTAACCTTCTCGGCTTTCTTTTGGTCGTGATCTTCGCCGGTCACCGGAACGTTGCCCGCCTCATTCTCGCGGTAAACATTATCCGCTGTCGGCATGGGGTCTTTTGAATCTCGCTTGTTATAGGACATTTCACTTTTCCTTCTGAAAAATTTTACTGCTTGATTTCGGTCCCCGAAGGCAACCGAGAAAACTTGTTAGTCCAAATAGATATACAGCGTACCAGATGCTAATGTAAGAACTTCAAAATCCTTCCATAGCAGGGGTTTCGCTGTAAAATCAAAAATTTGACTTTGGTTTGCTACTTCACATCGGCCTGTTAACCATGTCTGACCGCTGGCCGGGTCTTGAATGACAAAGGTATCGCCAATGTTGGTCGGATTTTCCCAGTATACTTTAATAATGCGTAACGTAATAAACGATCCCTGTGATGTGAGCACAGCCGGTTTATATGCCGTTTGCGTTTGAGAGATAACGATGGGATTGGTATTAAGACTGTTTGCCATTTACTTTACCTGATTCCTTGAGCTTTTCTTGCGTTTCTTGGGGTTCATCTTTTCCGAAGATGGCAT